ATTTAAAACAACAGATAAGAAAACAATTTGAAAAGTATTTAGACCCAAGACAAGTTGCCATATTACAAAAGAATCCAGATAAGATTAAACTTGGTGGTGAAAGAAAAGAAATGAGTTTCTTATTTATGGATATTGTAGGTTTTACACCAATATCAGAACATTACAAAAATAAGAATGACCCTGAAGGATTAGTAAAAGTTATTAATGATTATCTACATAGAATGAGTAAGATTGTTTTAGATAATGGTGGTACAATAGATAAGTATATGGGTGATTGTATTATGGCTTTTTGGAATGCACCACTTGATTGTGATAATCATGCAGAGATGGCAGTCAAATCAGCTATTGAATGTGCTGAAGAAACAGAAGAGATTAAAAAAGAGTTTAAAGCAAAAGGATTACCAGAAATTAATATTGGTAGTGGTGTAAATACTGGAACTTGTATTGTTGGAAATATGGGTAGTGAAATGAGATTAGATTATAGTGTTATTGGAGATGCTGTAAACTTAGCAGCAAGATTAGAAGCACAAACTAGAAACTATAAAGATAAAGATGGTAATGTCACACCATTATTATATTCACAACACACTAAGGATTTACTTACTAATATTGACTCTATCGAAGTGGATAAGATTAAAGTTAAAGGTAAAGAAGAGTTGATTACAATTTATTCGCCAGTATCTACCATCTCAGCTTCTAAACCAGGATAATAGTTCTCACCATATATTTGTCTTTGTGTATAGTTATATACAAATGCCGCAGTCTTTCTTTCCATCTTTTCCATGTTAAGATTCTTCTGATAGGTATGTTGTAAGAAATAGTGGTCTTCTTCAATTGCAGATAATTCCATAAGTCTAAATCCAGCAACTTTTACAAAATCATTTGAAGCATAATTTAATTCAACACATTTTCTATTTGCTGTTGATGAGTTAAAGTTCTTGTGTTTCCAATATAGACCATTACCAGGAATTGGAAACTTATATCCCCATTTCTGTGCATCCTTATCAAACTTACTCATTTGCAATTCACCTGGTTTTTGATGTTGATTTATATAGAGTGGTTGAAATATCCAGTAGCCTGGTTGATGTTTTACCATCCAATCCCATGTTTCTTGTAGACTCTCATTTGTTTCTCCAGGTAAACCAACAATAAGTCCTAATTCATATGTGACCTTATCTCCCCAATATTCCATGAGTTCTTCTAAGAATTCTTTACCTTGTCTACCATTCCAACCTTTACCAATTGCTTTTGAAGCTTCAGGATGAAAAGATTCTATGCCAAAGAATGGTGATACTAATCCTATCTCTCTTAATAAATCTTTCTGTGCTTGTCTTGCCCAGATCAAATCCATTCTATGGTAGCCTACATACTTTAAATCGAATGGCAAGTCACTTGATATTTTTGCAAGTTCTTCCATCTTTTCCATATCTTCATTGAATGTATCATCAGTAAATACATATTTTGTGGTACCAAATTCCTCATAGTTTGCAATAAACTCGTCTTTGATTCTAGAATAATCTCTTATATAAGTACCTTTCTTTTTTCCAATCAATGGATATGAACAGAATGCACATTCAAACTGGCAACCTCTACCCATTTCCATAAGCAGTGCTTCATTAGGACTAATAGACATGCTTTGTCCTAGGTATGCACGAGTTGCCTTTTGAATATCAAATTCATTTCTTTTTCCTGTAAAACCTGACATCTCATCAAGATATTTTAGGAAACTATCTTCAGCAAAACCATGAAACTTTCTCCATTCGAAATGCATATTACCGTAATGTGTTTGTGAACCACCCATTACCCAATCTAATTGTGGATGTCTTTTTTCTAAAACATCTCTTGCTTTCATTACCCAAAACGGTTCTTCAGTTTTATTTGGAGCAGCCATCATGTTAGTAAAGTTCTGATCGAATAGCTTTCTCTTTTTTACAGGGTCATCTGAATGACCAATCTGATCACCTACTGATGTAGTATATGTGTTTGTTTTTTCTGAACCTTTTGCTTTCTTCATCCTTACACTTGGATGCCAGAAAGATGTGCTTACACCGATACCTATTGTTTCTGGACCGATATGTTTTTCATTAATTTCTAAAAATGCTTTTTCATGTATAAGATGACAAAAGTCTATTACCTTAACATCATAACCATGTTGAATACACCATGACGCAAGTTGATGTGGACCTATAGGCCTAATCGGAGCGAAGTCCTCTGCCAAGCAGTTCCAAATTACAAAATGCGCCATGTTATATTTAACTAACTAAGCGTCAGATGCTAGTGACTTAAAGTAATCTTCCAGATCTTCATCATCATCTTTTGTAGTGGTATCTTTGCTTTCAAATACTTGTGCAAAGTCATCACCTTTAGATTCAGATGTTTCAGCTGTTGGTACTTCTACAGTTTTTGTAGATACTGCAGGTGTTTCCATAGATTCACCAAGAACCATAGTAAGTTTTTCTTTTAGTTCATCATAAGACTTGAACTTGTCTTCTGCGACAAGATCATGTACATCATGTTGAGCATCAAAGATAGCTTTCATTTTCTCTTCTGACTCTGATAAAGCAGATGCTTTTTCAAATGTAGATGAGTCATAGTTCCAATATCCACCAACCATTTTGATTTTAATTCTAAAGTTTGCACCTTCTAATAAATCAAATGGGTTTACCGGCTGATCATCATCAAATTCAGGTTGCATAGCAGACATAATTTTGTCAAATATTTTTTGACCAAATTTGTATATCTTAACTTTACCTTCATTTGTAGTATCATTAGGATCGTTAAGAATAAGAGCATTCGCATAATAAGCAGTTCTTCTTTTCTGCTTTCTTGCAATTTCTTTATTCTCTTCAATACCTGAGTTCCATAACTTTGAGTTATGTTCAGATACCGGATCTTGTTTACCGATAGTAGTAAGAGAGTTCTCTATGTACCATTTACCAGTGGGACCTTGAAAACCATGATCGTACATAGTCACCCAAGGTGTTTTGTTGGAATCTTTACCAGGTAAGAATCGAACTACAGCATAACCTGTACCATCTTTTCCCATACGTGGTTTCCAGATACGATCATCATCGTAGCTTTTCTTCTCCGTATTTTTCTGTAAAGATTGTTGAAGTTGCTCAAATTGGCTTGAGCGGTTTTTTAGATAATCATCAAAAGACATAATTTACCTCCGTTTCGTCGTTTCGATTTTTCGTTACAGATAAGTTTAACAAGATTCTAGCTTGATATAAGAATATCCCTTGCAATATCCTCATAATATTTATACTCTAATTTGTTTAATAAAAATGGTTTGTAGTTTTTTACTTTCTTTATATAGTCTGGCCATACAAATGGTAAATCAACCATCTTTTCGTGCTTCTCCAAATATGGATGTATTCTATCTAATAATACCACGGATTCAAGATTTATTTCGTTTTTTAACACTTTATCATGAATTAATGGTATTGAATCGTGTGAAGCTGCCAACATCTTTGGTGGACCAACTTCTTTAATATGTTCTAAGTCTTCTCTAAATAATTGTGGCATTCTTCTTAGTTTATTAATCCACTCTTCGTAAGTGGATTTATTCATGTTCTTTATCCAACATTTTGGGTCTGTAATAAAATGTGATACATAGAAGTCTTCAATATCTTCAGCATTTATAATCTTTGTAATCTTTTCAAATGAGAACATATCATTTCTTTTTTGATATGCATCTGTCGAAGCCTTTACCTTACCAGCAAACTTATGATAATCATAATTACTTGTAAAGTGTCTTTGTAATGCTAAATATTTTAAATATGCGAGATAACCGCTTTTTGTCATGTACTATACCTATAATTTACTTCTGCATGTTTTTCTTCATCAGCTCTTATCTTAATGATAATATCTCTGAGTGTTGCATCATCTTTTAAATTATAGTACTGTTTTGCGAGTTTTGTTGCTGGAATATTTTCAGTTTGTCCAGAATCTACCATGTGTAAGTAGTGAGTGTATGATACAACAGCTTCTCTCTCAAAGTAGTGTATCATACGGTGTGCTGTCTTTGGAAAGAATACAAATAAGAAAAAGTAAAATACAAGAAAGATACCTTGTGCAAATAGTACTAACCATCTTTCAAACCATGTAGGTTTTGCTATATCAATAAAAATCATGAGATGCATTCTTTCATTCTCAGCTTCAGCCATCATCTCTCTAATCTTAGGACCAAGACCAGCTTCCATTTTTCTTAATGATTTCATGTGTAGCCAAACACCAGCTACAATTCCAGGAACACCTGCAATAGTCTCTAATACGACGGCTCTATGACCATACCTTTTAGCAAAAAAAGTATCTGCTATAAATCTAAAGAAAGCGGTCATTGACCTTGCAAACTTATCAGACAAGACTATTCACCTTATATTTTAACATGTTTAAATCAGAAGCATCCTTCTCAATCTTTTCTTTTATATTCTTTGGCAACATTAACTTCATACCTTCTACTTCCAAACCATACTTCTCACACACATATACTACTGCGTCAATATAATTACCACCACCATTAGCAACAACTTCTTCTATTTCTTTTGGTAGGTTTTTAACTTTAGCCTGAAAATCACTATCTGTAATTTGTTTTTTCTTAGACGATAATTTAGGTAATGTATCTTTTTCTTCTAAACCAATCTGCATTACTCTATCACCGGATTATCTTTTACATCATAGTCTTTTTCAAGAACTGATTTGATTAAGTTTGATAGAACAACATCTAAGTCATTCATGTTTCTCATTCTATAATAATCCTCAAGTAATTGTAGAATTCTAATTTGTTCTTTCTCTGGTACAGTTGAATTCTTCTTAAATGATATAATGTCTTGCATTACTTTCTGTACTTCGGATGGTCCAATAAAACTATCCATATTCACTCTCCTGTTGTTTTGATTTATATAAGCTAATTCTTGTTTTAAGCCGCTCAGTCCAATATTTATTGTCTCGTGCTGACTTTGTAAATTCCTGTATCTGGCCATCCTGACAGCAGATAATAATTTTAGTATTCTTAGGTAAAATTTTTGTATGTTCATAAAATGCATTAAAATAAAAAGCCGCTTGAATAAAGTAATCAGAAATCCAATCTTCATTTTTAGGTTTCTTTGAAGTCTTGAAATCAATGACAGATATTTCACCATCCATTTCTGCAATACAATCTACAGTTCCAGCAACTCCTAATCTGTCGCTATATACTGCTTGTTCTAAACACTTAACAGTAGAAATCCTGTCAAGGGTAGGACGTATGGCTCTAAATAATAAAGACTGTTTGAAATCTTCGTTAAGAAGGTATTGCTCACACTCTTTATGAAAGTTAGTACCATGTCTTGTGGCTGCATTGCTGATTCTGTTTGCTTCTTTCTCACCAACTCTTTTCTTCCACTCCATTAACTTAGTCATATCCTTAGTACGACCAAGTACTGTTGTTATAGATGGATATTTATTACCATCCGGTGTATTGTAATATCGTCTATCAGGTTCCGTAACTTGCTCGAGTTTTGGAACATCAATAAAATCATGTTTGAACTTCATCTATAATCTTTTTAACATCTTTCTCATCGAGCACAGCCGATTCCAAATTAAACATATATTCTAATAATACCATTTCAATTAGAGATTTTAATCCTCTAGCTCCTACCTTTCTTTCAATTGCCTTCTCAGCAATATATTCTAGACCTTTCTTAGATATCTTTAACTCTAAATCAGAGTATGCAAATAATCTACCATATTGGTCCATGAGATTATTCTTTACTTTAGTTAATATGTCTATAAGATTTTCTTTAGTTAGTTCTTGTAATGGTGCAATAGTTGGTATACGACCGAGAATCTCAGGTATAAAGCCATATTCTTCTAAATCTTCTGGTTGTACCTTATTGAATATATTTACTAATGATTCAGCTTCTTTAAAATTAGCACCGAATCCTATACTTCTTTTATCTTCACCAAGTCTTTTTTGAATTATTTCATCTAAACCAGTAAATGCACCACCTACAATAAACAATATGTTAGATGTATCTACAACAAATCTAATTTTAGAAAGACCTTGCATTCTTTCCATTTCTATTTCAGTTCCTTCAATTAGCTTTAAGAGTGCTTGTTGTACCGCTTCTCCACCAACATCTTTTCTTTTATTTCCACCACCATCTGTCTTACTACATATCTTATCAAACTCATCTATGAATACTATACCAGTTGCAGCTGCATCAAAATTACCTCTAGCATTTTGAAATAGACCATCAACAACAGACTCTACATCTTTACCTACATAACCAGATGCTGTCATATTATTAGCATCAGCAATATAATATGGTACCTTCATCATCTCAGCAAGCTTCTTTACAAGATAAGTTTTACCAGAACCTGTAGGTCCTAATAACATAAGATTAGTCTTCTCGATTTTATTCTTATCATCATAACCCTCATCTTTAAATATCATTAGTCTTTTATAATGGTTATGCGCACCAACAGAAAGTATTTTCTTTGCTCTATCTTGACTTATAACATAATCATCAAGATAGTCATATATTTCTTTTGGTGTTGGTAATGTAAAATCGAGTTGTGCTTTGACAGTATAGAGACTTAATTTTTCTCTGGTCTGTCTAATATTATTAAGTAGGAATTCCTTATCACTCGCACTTATCGTCATATTGGTTATGCTTTCTATGGGATTGTTTTTCTTCCCAGTCCTCTATTGCTTTTTTAATACCACTCTCTGCAAGAACAGAACAGTGGAGTTTAATTGGTGGTAGTTGTAATGCCTCAGCAATCTCTTTATCTTTAATTTGTTTTGCTTCTTCAATTGTTTTACCCGTTAACATTTCTACGAACATAGTAGATGATGCTATTGCACTACCACATCCATACGTTTTAAACTTTACATCTATTATTATACCATTTTCATCGAGTTTTAATTGGAGTTTCATTACATCTCCACATGCGGGTGCACCTACCATACCAGTAGCTACATTAGGATCGTTAGGATTGAACCTTCCGACCGAGTGTTTTTCTGGGTTCTTTAGAACAGATTCAAATCTGTCTACAACCTTCTGTGAATATGCCATTTATATTAAGTGATCTAAACCTTTTGAGAGTGGGTGTAGCTTCTTAGCTTCTCTCATTTTATCCTTGAAACCGTCAGGTAAATTTCTATCAGATCTTTGTGATATGATACCTGGCGAACCTATAATAAAGTGCCAACCTGGATTATCTTTTAACCATTGCTCTTTCTCAGAGTACGGCATGATAACCTCTTTTTCTTTTTTTGTCTTCTTATTTTCTACAGTATATATGGGCATTAGTTCTTTAATTTTTCTTTTTCGTTTAATCTTGCAAGCAATTCAGTGTAGAACTTTTTAAATT